ATTACACTTTAATTTAATTCATTCATATAAAAATAAAAAATAATTATAATGGCTACATACGAAAACGGTCAATTTAATATAAATTTGATTGGCGAACAGGCTCAGGAACTGTTACTTAAACCGATATTTTTTGATGCTGAAGTGTCTGATATTTTCGACACTATGGTAACAATTAACAAAAAGCAAAATATCGGATATGTTGGTTTATTGGAAAATCCTTTGCAGTTGGGAGATGGCTGCGGTTGGACTCCAAAAGGTAATTTTAGCATTTTTGAAAGATGTATCGAAACTGAATTTGTAAAGGCAAACGTTGAACTTTGCTTTGATGAATTTAAAGATACAATCTATAAGCAGTTACTCAAAAAAGGAACTCAGATCGACAACCTTGAAGGTACAATCTTTATGGATTTGTTGATGTTAAGATTACAACAGTCAGTAAGAAAACAGGCTTTACTACTTGCATTTTTTGGCGACAAGGCGAGCGGTAACAACGATGTTAACATTGTGGATGGAATGTGGAGCGTTTACCTTCCTAACCTCGTTGCTCAAAACTTGGTTCCTTATATCAATTCCAATAGCGGTATTCCATTGGGTGCGGGCGATGGTATCGACTTATTAAACGCAGTTTGGGATAACGCTTCCAACGTTTTAACAGCGGTTCCTGAGGCTGACAAGGTAATGCTTGTTTCTGCTAACGTTTACAGACAATATTTGAAAGACTTACAAAATAATGGTATTTCTTCAAATATGCACCTTGAGTTATTGATGAACGGTCAGTCCAGATTGACTTACAACGGCATCGAGGTTAAGCCGATGTACGATTGGCAACAATACGCTTTAGATTATCAAGGAATCAATAATGCAAACTATGTACTTTACACTAAGCGCGACAACATGGTAATGGGTACTGACATTGCAAGTCCATTGAATCAAGTTTTCAGTTGGTACGATCTACACGATGAAAAATTGAAAGCAAAGTTAAAATTCTACTTAGGATTTAACTATAAGCATAACGAATTGATTACGGTTGCATACTAATTTAACCTATCTATTATGCCGGTGTCACAACCGGCTATTTTAAATAACAATAATAAAAAATAAAAATATGAGTTGCTTAAGCACAGGTTATTCTGTTGATTGTTCGCTCAGTTGCGCCGGCGGTTTATATCGTTTCTGGCTTGCAAGCGTTGGGGATATTGCATCTTTGACTTTTGTATCTGGCGAATTAACAGCCATTACAATGACAGGTATTACAAAATTTTATGAGATTATACCATTTCAAGAAACAGGCTCTTTTGTTGAAACAGGCGAGCGCGTAAACTGTAACACAGTAGTAACGCAGACCATCACAGGCGTTTTTCCTTGCCACAATCAAAGCGTTAAAGAATTGATTGATGAGTTGAAAAATTGTTGCTGCGGTTTTGTAGTTATTCACGAAGAAAACAACGGGTCGCGTTGGATTTGGGGCGCGCCTCAAAGTTTGACATCTGCAGCCGTTCAATTTCCTGCACAATTAACAGCGTTCGAAACTACAACAGGAACGGCTATCAATGACCAAAATCAGGCGACCGTTACATTAGTTTCACGTGGAACATCTTTGGCCTACCCGGTAGATCCTGCGGTTGTTATACCAGTATAAATTATGATTAAAAAAAGTGTTTTAAAGGGGGTTGTATTTAATTATGCAACCCTTTTTTTAAATAAATATAGATTATGTTTAAAATAAAAGAAAAATTCAAAGGTTGTTTTGTAAGTTGCAATAAATTTGCAGTCAAAATAGACGATGCTACTCAGGAACAGTTAGAACATTTGTTTCATTTAGGGCATTCAGGTGTTGAGGCTACAAAAAAAGTAAGTAACAAAAAAATAGACAATAAGAATGAGTCGCAGACAACCAATACAAAAGATTCAATCAACGAATAAACCCGAAAAGGTTAACGCGTGGACAGGTGTTCAATTAGGAATCACTCCTTTTTTGATTGATGACATTTTTAGGCAACCGACAAAGAGATGGTTAGACACAACAACCATTCAATATATACCATTTCAAACGTTCGACCTCTGGCAGTTAGATAGGATTCAGGCTATTACTACAAATAGTCCAACCACTTCGGCAATAATTCAGCAAAAAGTTAATTATTCTGTCGGAGATGGTTTTTTTGTCGTTCCGTCGGCCACTATGTCGATGTTAACATCATTAAGACAACAAAAGATTGACAAAAATTCAATTACTTTAGAACAGGAACAACAATTAAACGAATTTTTAACGGTTGTTAATGCGGAAGGCGAGAATATTGAAGAGTTTACAAGTAAGGTTATCAATGATTTTTGCAGTTTTGGTAATGCTTTTATCGAAATTAGCAAAATAAAAGTTGGTAAAACGTTAAAATACTATATGCGGTTGTTGCCGATTATGTGGTGTCGACCTAAAAAAGCGGCTGAAAATGAAATGTACCCAACGCACATCGGAATAAGCAGCGAATTTGAGCAGCACTATTGGACAACTCCGACTGCGCCTTATGAATTACCATTATATCCGCACTTTGAAAAGATTGACGGCGTAGAAAAAAGCGTCGTTCACCTTAAAAATTATGAGCCGACGCTAACTTATTGGGGCGTTCCGGATTGGATCAGCGCAAAAATCTGGGCTGAACTTGAATATAGAATTCCAAAATTTAATCAATCAAAATTTGAAAACGGTTTTACTCCTTCTGCAATTGTTAGTCTGTTTGGTTCGACAAATCAGGAGGAAGCGGAAACGTTAGTCAGGGCCATGAAGGATTGTTTCACAGGTACCGGAAATAATTCTAAGATGTTTATTCAGGCTTTGAGAGATGAAACATACAAGGCCGACGTGCAAATATTGGAAAGTAAAAATGACGGCGAGTTCACGAAGTTGCAGGAAATGAGCCAAACGGCTATAATTAGCGCGCATCGTTGGACTCACTCATTAACCGGATTAAGAACCGCCGGCAGCCTGGGAACAAATCAGCAAATAAGATCTGAATTTGATATTGTTTATAATACTGTCATCAGGCCGATTCAAAGATTGTTTTTAACAAAGTTTTTGAATCCGGTTATACAAGATGCCGCCGCGTTTTTTGGCTACGATTGGTCGAATATGGCGGTTGATATAGCAAAACCAATGCCGGTATCATTCGCGGGCGATTTGGATATAAAAACCGTTCTAACAATGGACGAACAACGCGCTGAGTTAGGATTCCCGCCGTTGGAAGTTCAACCGGTTGTTATGGCAAAGGTAAAAAATGATGACACCTATTTCAGAAATGAGGAGACCTATAATGACTATCCAGAGGCAGCCGTAAATAACGCAAAACGCGCGATTAAGTGGGCGAAGGAAAACGGATGGGGTGATTGCCTCGAAGCAACCGGAAAAGCACGCGCAAACCAGTTAGCAAATAAAGAAAAGATTTCGAGAGATACAATCGCACGCATGGCAAGTTTTAAACGCCACCAACAACATAAAAACGTTCCTTATAATGAAGGCTGCGGCGGTTTGATGTGGGACGCTTGGGGCGGCGATGAGGGTATAGAATGGGCAATAAGAAAGTTAAAACAAATTGACAATGCAAACACTAATTAAGCCTCAGGAGGTCGTAAATACAGGATTATACAGGGCAGCGCCGGTTAATGCACGTTTCGATATAAATTTAATCAGTCCTTATATTTTATCGACTGAGGAACGGTTTTTAATTCCTGTTTTGGGGCGCGCTTTCTACGATGATTTAGTTTTAGAACAAAATAGCGCGGTTAGTAATTATAATCCAGACGCGGGCGCATTGGTTAACAAATTTATTCCTCCTGCACCGGCACCTTACGAAACACTTTGGGTTTCTTATTTGCTTAGATACGCGGCTTATACTGTTTATTATGAGGCCTTACCCTTTATAACTTTTCAAGTTGCAAGCAAAGGTATTTTTTTAAATGATTCTGAGTTCGCTCAAAATGGCGGCGCTCAGGCTTTTAAGATTATGCAAGATAACATGATGCAAAAGATTGACAACCTTAAAGAATATTTAATTAAATTTCTTTGTCAAAATAAGGCCGATTATCCTTTATTTGATGCAAAAAAACATTGTCCTTGCGACTCAGGTTGTGACGACTGCGGTTGCGGTTCAAATACTTACCTTTGCAATTATTATTCTATTTATGGCGTTTATTGTAACACGTGCCAAAACAAACGTAATCCTTCAACCAATATAATTTTTTACAGATGACATTATTTACAATTGTTAAACAGACGACAGGAAATGTCGTAATAAAAGATTCAAGCACAAATTTAGTTTTGTTTGTGTTTGTAAATGTTAATGCTTTAGAAGTCAAAAGCGATACTGAAGTGATTGTTAAGTTTGGCTTTAATCAATGGAAAAGTTTAAATACTGAACAAGTTAATTTTACACAAATTGACCCGGCTTCCTCGATACCTTTTTCTGGCGATGCTTACGATTTGGCCGACTTGTTATCGACCTCTTTTTTTTTTGAATTAAGCGGCGGCGGAGGTTCACAGGACTTAGCAAGTGTTTTAAATGTTGGCAATACATCAGGTTCAAACGATATTGCGTTCGATTCTACTTATGGTCTTTATTTTAATAATACTTCCAGACTAAGAGAGGGAACAATTGATGCAGGTCTTGGAGGCACAAAAGGAATTGCTCAAATATGCGCCGTTGGTTACGAGTTAAAATGGGAAGCGGGGCGATTGTATGTAATGGATGGAAATGGTGTTTTTATAAGACATTCTTTGTATAATTTTAATGTTACACCAACAGTAAATGATGATGATACAAAAGGATATCAGATTGGCTCGCTTTGGACTTTAGATAACGGAGATACTTATTATTGTGCTGATTCAACAACAGGCGCAGCTATTTGGGCAGTACAATCGAATGCAGTTCCTACTTTAGACCAAGTTTTAGGATCAGGTAATACAGCTAATAATAAATCAATAATTGATTTGGATTATTTAGATTTTGAAACAACACTTGGACATTCTGTTGGTGTTGGTGAATTGGCGTGGAATAATAACGATGGAACGCTCGATTTAGGTTTGCAGGGCGGTTTAAAAAATAAACTTGGTCAGCAATTAGTAGTTAAGGCACGTAACACAAGCGGTTCTTTAATTAGTAAGGGCAGCGTAGTTAAAGTAGTTGGTGTTGCAGGCGGATTTGTTGGTATAAACTTAGCACAAGCAGACAGCGTAGCAAATAGCGATACAACTTTTGGTATTGTTGCCGAAGATATTGCAGATAGTAGCAACGGCTTTGTGGCTATAAACGGAATAATTCACGGAGTTAACACAAACGCATTTACTGAAGGTGATATTTTGTATCTTAGTCCAACAACACCGGGTGCAATTACAAATGTTAAACCTGCATCACCTAATTATATCGTTGTAATCGGATATTGCGCAAAGAAAAGCGCAGTAGATGGACACATCTTGCTACACGTTCAAAAAGATACAAGACAAGCTGTCGAAATACAAGCGGCAGCGAGTGATGAAACGACCGCACTAACAACAGGCGCGGCAAAGGTTACATTTAGAATGCCTCACGCTATGACATTAACTTCGGTTCGTGCATCGCTTACAACGGCACAAGCATCGGGTTCTATATTTACGGTTGACATAAATCAAAGCGGTAGTTCTGTACTCGGCACTAAATTGACCATTGACAATACAGAAAAAACATCTGTTACGGCCGCAACTTCTGCAACAATAACAACAAGCGCGCTAACTGACGATGCCGAAATTACAATAGATATTGATCAGGTCGGAAATGGCACGGCAACAGGTTTAAAAATTACTTTAATCGGAACAAGATGATAATAAATCCATACGTTTATGCTGGTTTAGACCCTGACGCGCTCGCGTTTTTGACTGCGACAGGAATAACTGACGCGACAATTACCGGCGCAATAAATACCTTAGTATTAGATTTAAAAGGTTTCAACCTATGGTCTAAATTTTACGCGATTTATCCTTTTGTAGGTGGTACTTCTGTGACGCACAAATACAATTTAAAAAACCCTTTAGACACAGACGCGGCGTATAGGTTAGCATTTAACGGAGGTTTTACCCATAGCAGTACAGGCTTATTAGGTAATGGCGTAAACAGTTACGCAGACACAAAATTTCCAATGAATGGATTGCCTCAGGATAATTCGCATCTATCTATTTATTGCCGTACAAATACGACCGCAAATATTATAGATTATGGCGTTCAATTTACTTCAATTTCTTATAGTAGTTTTATTTCTTGTAAGCTATCAGGAAATTTTAACAGTAGATTAAATACAAACGGATTCACAGACGGTTTAACGGCAAACGCAGATTCAAGAGGTCAGTTTATAAGTTCACGTTCAGACGCCATTAAGATAACAACCAGAAAAAATAATAATACTGCGACAAATTTCACGCAGGCGTCCACTACGGCAGGCGCAAATGTGCTACCTATTTTTTTAGGCAACTTAAATTTTAATGGCACGCCTTTGGGCGGTTATTATTCAAATAGGGAATATGCTTTTGCCACTATTGGAACGGCATTTAATACAACTGAAAGCGGCGATTTATATACCGCTATACAGACATTTCAAACCACTTTAGGAAGGCAAGTTTAATGAAACATTTTCAACAGATATTAAAAGATAGGGGATATTATTCCGGTGCGATTGACGGTATTATCGGCTCATTAACGTTGACCGGCGCAAAACGTTTTGTAAATGACGAACTATTCAAACGTGATTGGAAACAACCGCAAACAGAATTAGTCTGGCTTAGGTTAAATAAAACTTTTGATAATAAATTTAGCGATATTTGTCTACGTTTCAACAATGGAATTGTAGATCTTATTTTGCCATGTTCAACCAGACCGGGTAATTATTGGATATATAACCCAACAACGACCGGAGGCATTACAGGAACGGCCATAGCGTGCGAACAACAAGTCATAAATAGTCATACTTTTATAACTTCCGCAAATTGGAAATCACTTTGGCTCGGCGCTCCTTACTTTATGCAGACCGGCGCGGTTGGAATTTATCGAGATGGTAACAAAGATGTTAACATTGACAAAAACATAAAGACAAATGGTTTTTATGGCATAAACTTTCACAGGGGCGGCATAGGTTCAGCGGTCGATAATTGGTCGGCTGGTTGTATGGTGGTGCCAGATAATCGTTGGTTCGAGGCTATCAAAGTTTTTAAACATAATCAAATAACAAATTTTACTTTATTGGAAATATGATCTACGTTGGACTATTAACGCCGGAACAGGCAGAGGAAATAAACGGCAAGGAATACGCGCCGGATTCATTTTATAATGTCATTACAGATTTCAACGAAAATTTCGTCATAAGTACGGAAGAAATTGACAATACGACAAATCCTCTTTATCTTTGGGTCAAAAATTTACCTTTGATTGAATACATTCCTAAACAATTAGATTTTCAGTAATGGATAATAACACAATTATAGATTTAACGGCGGCCACAGGTTTGTTTCTTTTTACCGGAGCAGAAGTTGGTTTAGATTCTACACTTTTCGAAATTATATCTAAGTTTGGCGTGGTTGCGGTTTTATGGTTCTGGCTTAGAGATATGAAAATCCAAATGAAAGATCAGCTTACAACCTTTAGCACAGAAACGGAAAAACTAAGAATTGAACATCAAAGTAACTTGAAAGATATTAGCGACATTCACAAAGACTTTCGCGACCGTATGGAAAAACAAATAACGGTAAAGGATGAACAGATAAAAACCCTTCAGGACAAACTCAAAGATTGATTTTATTGACTATTTTTAGGGAATTGATAGGCAGCTTTAACCGGTTGCCTATTTTTTTTGTAAAAAAGTGAAAATATTTTTATAAAATGTTTGTAATTATCAAAAGTTGTTATATCTTTGTAACAACAAATTAAATAACAATTAAAAATTATGACAATCATGACAACATTAGACGCAATCAAATTCGCAGCACAAATCAAAGTTGGTTCAAGAATCAGAGGTGGTAAGCAAGTAATGATAGTTACTGAAATTACTCCTAAATACATCAAAGGTTATTCAGAATATGCAAAATTAAAATACAATACAGAATCTGAAATGATACTTGAGTATAGTAAATTATTAAACCACCACTACAATACAAGTTTTGAACTTTTATAAAACAAACGGGGCGCAGCATCCGAACAACTGCAAATATTAAATAACAATTAAAAATTATGACAATGAAAACAAATTATGTTTGGATTAGACGCAATCACGCACCATGTGATATCTTCGAAGAAAGTACACACAAAAGAAATGAAAGAATCAAAAATTATAATGATTGGTTTTTAGCCATTCAATTGGACGAAAACTTTTATCAGTCATTTAGTGGAAATCAGTTCTGGGTTCAAAAAATTGAGGTTAGTCCGGAGCAGGTTACAAGGCCTTACAACAATGACGAACTCGAAATGCTTTACGAACAGGAAGACGAACTTAAAAAGATTTTTTCAATACTTTAAAAAATAAAACTATGGAATACAAACAATCAGACAACGTGAGCCTCTTAATTGAGGCTCTTATCAACTTTCAAAAAGATTTACATGAGATAAGCCTAAAAAAAGACAGGAAAAACGACCATTTAAAGAACGCCTATCTCACTTTGGACAATATTCTTAACAATATCCGACCTTTACTTAGTAAAAACGGTTTAGTTATCGTACAAAGTCTTACAGGCGCTTATTTAACTACGGTTTTATATCATGTTTCAGGGCAATATTTACGAACTGAGATGCCATTTAGCGCAATGAATGGAAGTCGCGGAACGAATGATCTTCAAAATTTGGGCGGTGGTTTGACTTATGCGAAACGCTATCAAATTTGTGCGATGCTTTCAATCAGCGCGGACAACGACGACGATGCACAAACCTCTGGCCACATAACAAACGAATTACTTCGGCCGACAAAAAAGAAGGTACAAACGATTGAGGAATGCAACAAGTTAATTGAGTGGTTAAAAAAGAATCCGGATAAGCGCGAAACATTATTAAATCACTACGAAATAAGCAAAACACACCTTGAATTTATCGATAATACAATAAAAGATGAGAATTAACATAAGAATAAGCGCAACAAGTAGAGACTTTATATTCAGGATTGCCACGCCCGTAAGTGTGGCAACCCCTAATCTAATCGTAAGTGATGCAAAAGGAAATAATATCTTAGTACAGGTAACCTTAAAACAACAACTTAATCAATATTTAGAACGGTTATCAAAGGATTTTAAATGTAACAAGTCCGAAACGCTAACGGCGATAATTGAAACCTTTGCAACCTCCGGAATAAAGATTGATGAACTGTTACAGGTTACTTATTTCGCTAAGGAATTTAATCCTCCTGGCTCACTAAAATTGAAGCAGAGTTCTATTTGTGCGGCTTTGTTAATGTATCTATCAAAATTAAATTTAAACGCCTCAGAATGGCAGATTTTAAAAGATACGGCCGAAGAACTCAGAGGACAAAAACGAAAATATAACAGGAAATGAAAACAATATTTATGATTTTGAGCGGTTGTTTTCTTTATTGCACCGCTTATTTAGAATTTAACCCTAAAATTGACAAAAAATGTCAAGTTATTAAGCCACAAAAAACGGTTTTTAAGACAGTTTTACAAGATAGTGCGGTAAATACTACCAACGTGACACAAAACGCGCTAAAAACGGACAATAAAAGCAAATTTGAGGCATATATCGAAAGGTTTACAAAGGTTGCGCTAATCGAACAGGACAAATTTGGCATTCCGGCATCCATTACTCTGGCACAGGGTATAATTGAAAGCGCAGCCGGACAAAGTAAGATGGCGATTAAAGATAATAATCACTTCGGTATTAAATGTTATTCAAAATGTATCGGTTGCCGGTGTGCTAATTACGCGGATGACGACATTTATGATATGTTTAGAATCTTTGATACAGCGTGGGAATCTTACCGGGAACATTCTAAAATTTTGCTCAATGACCGTTACAAAAGTTGTTTTAAATCTAAAGATTACAAGCACTGGGCTAAGGAATTACAGCGCTGCGGATATGCAACCTCGAAACGTTACGAAAAGAATTTAATCAGTATTATTGAAACTTATAAACTTTATAAATTAGACAAATGAAATTAGGAAAATTTGATTGTTCAACAGGTTTAATAAATATCCTATATCATGACCAATTAAAAAATATTTCTGTTAGAACTTCAACTATAAAAGATATTCTTTTAATTGATAAACTACAAAAAGAAAATTCATATGCAGTTGGTTTTATACAAAAAACAATCTGGGATAAATATGTTTTTGGTGGTGAAAGAAATTTTGTTGTATTTATTTGCGAGGCTAATAATGATGCAGTTGGATATGTTTTAATTACACCCGGAAAAGGCGCTTATAAATATGCAAAGATTCAGCAAATAGCAGTAAGAAATGATGCAAGACGATTGTATTATGGAACTGCATTATTAGATGTTTGTAGACAATTTTGTGAACAATTTCATAGAGTTGGATTTACTTTAAGATGTAGACAAGATTTAGAAAGTAATAATTTTTGGAAATCATTAGGCTTTGAAAATTATGCAGTTTGGGAAAAAGGTAAAATAAATCATGTAGGTTTTAAAGCAAGCGATGATATAAATTTGTGGAAAATAGATTTAAATAAAAATATAATAACTTTATTTGATGATATAGACCATTCTGATGTTAAATTATATGATAATTCACTTTGGGAAAAAATTTAAATTAGACAAATGAAAAATTTAATCTATCTTTTGTTAGTTGTTTTCTGTATGAGTTGCGCTCCGGTGCCAATCATGAAGACAAAGAGTTACGGATCTAACTGCGAGACCACTCAGTGCGGAGGCATGACAAAAAGTAAAACGAGATGCAAAAATAAGACTACTAATTGTAGTGGGAGATGTTATCAGCATTAGGGACAAATTGTCCCCATGTAACCCTGTGGCGTAAGTGGGAATGAATACCACAATTGGCAACGCATCAGAGTGATAGCATCACTTAAAATCTGATAGATACAGGTTCGAATCCTGTCAGGGTTATTTTTAAACATTTAAAAATTAAATTATGACGGCAGTAGAAATATTTTTTAATGATTTAGTTAATCTTGGATTTATTGAATATAAAGATGATTCTTTAGTTCAAAACATTTTTAATGCAGCCTTAGAACTTGAAAAGAAACAGATAATAGATGCTCACGGCTTGATTGCTAAACTTCAAGAAGATGGAAGTCACAAACTAATTTCGGGAGAAACCTATTACGATGAAACCTACAAAAACAAAACAAAATGACGGCAGTAGAATTTATAATTAAAGAATTATCAAAATCAAAATACTTTCAAAGGATATTGAATGAAATCAATGAAAATTCAACAATTGAAAGAGATGTTTTGAAGGAAGCCAAACAATTAGAAAAGTCAAACATGATAAATTTTTTTAGTTACGGTTGCATGACTCAAAGTAACAATCTTACATCAGAGGAGATTTTAGAACAATTTAGAAACTATTACGATAAACAATTTAACAATGCCTGACCTCACACTTTGCACAAATTCAGACTGCCAGTTTACCGATTTTTGTTTTCGGTACAAGGCAAAACCGAGCGAACATGTACAAAGTTATTGCAGGTTTGAACCACAACATGACCATTGCGAATTTTTTATACAGGTTATAGACGAACCTAAACAAACAGATTATTTAACTAAAGCATCAGAATTATTATGACACCGAAAGAAAAAAAAGAACAGTTAATTGCAGAGTATAAAAATATCTTGCAAAATGAAGACACCGAGTGCGGAAATGAGATTCTTTGCACGCTTATCGCGATACGTTGCGCTCAGTTGACAGTCAGGCACGTTCTGGCATCTAATCCTCATAGTAACCCATTTAACACACAACAACAAACAACCTTTGACTGGTGGTTTGAAGTGTATAACGAACTAAATAAAGATTTATGAAACAAAACATTATCAACTGGGCGAAGGAACGCAACCTTATCACGAAGGACAACCAGAACAAACAATTTTTAAAGTTGATCGAGGAGACCGGCGAACTCGCTTCAGCTATGGCAAAGAATGATATTATCAAAATCATTGATAGCATAGGCGATATTCAGGTTGTTTTGATTATTTTGGCCAAACAGTACGACCTTGATGTCGACCATTGTTTGGAGGCAGCGTGGCATGAGATTAAAGACCGAAAAGGTAAAACAGTAAACGGAATATTTATTAAAGAATAAAAGTTAAAAAAAAACTTTAAATATTCTTTTTTATTAAAAGTTATTGTAATTTTGTAACAACAAATCAAATTTATAACATCTAATTATTATTTTTATGACAGAGTACTTAGAATTTTTAAAGAAAAAACAAAAAACTCAGGAATTATCTGGTTTTGATGTTAATGAAAATCAATTGAACACTAATTTGTTTAATTTCCAAAAACACATTGTAAAAAAAGCGTTAAAAGTTGGTAAATATGCAATATTTGCTGATTGTGGATTAGGTAAAACTTTAATGCAACTTGAATGGGCAAATCAAGTTTCTAAATTTACTCAAAAGCCTGTTTTAATATTAGCGCCTTTGGCAGTTTCAGGGCAAACAATTAAAGAGGGTTCTAAATTTGGAATTGAAGTTGTTAAATATACTGGATTAAATAATCCAATTCAAATTAGCAATTATGAACAACTTGAAAATATAAACTGTGAATTATTTTCAGGAATAGTTTTAGATGAAAGTAGTATTTTAAAAAATTTTACTGGCGTTTATAAACGTTTAATAATAGATAAATTTTATAATACTAATTATAAATTAGCCTGTACTGCCACTCCTGCGCCTAATGATCTTAATGAAATAGGGAATCACTCAGAATTTTTAAGCGTAATGGATGCAAATGACATGAGAATGAGATGGTTTGTAAGAGATGAAGGAATGAACAATTATAGATTAAAAGGTCATGCTGAAAGTGATTTTTATTCATGGATAGCATCTTGGGCAAGTGTTTTGAGAAGTCCTAATGATATAGGTTTTAAAGCTAATGGTTATGATTTACCGTCTTTGAATTACTTTGAAAAAATGATTGAAACTAATAAAAAAGATAACGGTAAATTATTCAATGATACTTCAGTAAATGCAACTGAATTTAATAAAGAATTAAGGCTAACTTTAATACCAAGATTAGAATCAGTAGCTGAAATAGTTAATAAATCAACTGAAAATTTTATTATTTGGGTTAATCAAAATGAAGAAGAGGAAAAACTATTGTCTTTGATTCCAGATGCAAAAGCGGTTAGAGGTAGTGAAAATCCTGATGCAAAAGAAAAAAAGTTAATAGGTTTTGGGAATAATGAATTTAGAGTTTTAATCACAAAAAAGAAAATAGCTCAATTTGGTTTAAATTACCAAAATTGCAGGAATCAAATATTTGCAGCTTTAGATTTTAGCTTTGAAGGTTTATATCAAGCAATTAGAAGGAGTTATAGGTTTGGCCAAAAGAATGAAGTTAATATTTATCTGATTACAACAGATACAATGACAAATGTAATTGAAACAATAAATTATAAACAATCACAATTTAATAGAATGATGGAAGAGATAACAAAACAAGTCAATGCAAAAGAATATAGTTTAGCTTTTGATTATAATAGAACTGAAGTTAAAACAGATAGATATCATATTATAAATGGAGATAGTTGCGATTTAATTAAAGAGGTCCCGGATAACTCAATTGATTTATCAGTTTTTAGTCCTCCATTCAGTACTTTGTTTACTTATTCTGATAATATTAGAGATATGGGTAATTGCGTTTCAGATGAAGAGTTTTTTGAGCAGCAAGATTATTTATTAAAAGAGTTATATAGAATCATTAAACCCGGACGGTTAGTTTGTGTTCACACAAAAGACCTTGCAAGATATAAAAACAGTTCAGGTTTTAGTGGTATGTGGGATTTTACTGGAGAATATCATAGGGCAATGGAAAAAGCAGGATTTAAATATCATTCAAAAGTTACTATTTGGATTGATCCAGTACTTGAGATGCAACGTACAAAAACACAAAGATTACTTTATAAACAAGTAACTTCTGATTCAAGTTATACAGGAATAGGAATGCCAGAATATATTACTATATTTAGAAAGTGGGAAGGAGATGAAAAGGAATGGACACCTATTACAAATAAGACAAAAGAAAATTTTGATCTTAACACTTGGCAAAAGTGGGCAAGTCCAGTATGGTCAGATATTAAACGTACTAATGTGTTAAATAACTATCAAGGCGCTAAGGGAGAAAAAGATGAAAAGCATATTTGCCCACTTCAATTGGATATTATTGAACGCTGCATAGCTTTATGGAGCAATAAAGGCGAAACTATATTTACTCCATTTTTAGGAATAGGTAGTGAAGTTTATCAGGCTTTAAAGATGGAACGTAAAGGAATAGGTTTTGAATTAAAAGAGTCTTATTTTGAGATGGCTAAAAAGAACCTTAAAGATATTTTGATGCAGAAAAACCAAACATCTTTATTTTAATGAAAGTAATTTACAATGTCAGCAAAACCAATTATAGCATCGTTGCGAAGTTGTATGGAAGCGTTACTATCGACAAGGTTGTTTATATTTACCTACACCAACACGATGCTTTAATCCGGCGCGACTTATACTCGGCTTATAAAAATTCAAAAAGTTTTGAAGATTTTTTGTTGTTAGTTGCTGATAAATAGAATATTATTACTATATTTGTGCATGGAATAATTTTCACGATTTGTTTTTAGTGTAGTGGCTAAAGGTAAATCGAATAAATACTAACATAAACATTTTACCCGTATCAATTCAAAGGAGCCCACTACCTCCGGCGAATTGTTATGGGTTTTTTAATTTTATAGAGTTATGGAATTAAAGTATGGAATTTTTAGGATTGCAGAAATTGGTAAAGGTTACTATAATCATTCAGTTGATAAATTAGAATTTTTAGAAAATAGACAACTTTGGAATAACGAAATTGATGCAATTGATTTTATACCTGACGAACCTGGTAAATATGTGGTTTTACCTATTTTTATAAGAGAAAAAAAAAAGGTAGATAATTTTGATGAAACTTTAGACAAGTTTATAAATGCTTTAAAAAAAATATAGATTATGGAATATATTTTTGATGTTGAATTAGCCAAAAGGTATGGAGTTGACGAAGCTATAATGATTAAATCTTTTCAATATTGGATCAGGTTAAACAAAGCTAACAATTCTAATTATTACGATGGCCATTATTGGACATATAATACAATTAAAGCACTATCTGAGTTATTTCCTTTCTGGAGTGAAAAACAGGTAAGGGCAATACTTCAAAACCTTTTAAACCTCAAAATCTTAATTAAGGGCAATTATAACAAATTAGGTTTTGATAGAACTATCTGGTATGCTTTTGATAATGAGAGTCAATTTTTGCAAATGCCTAAAAAGGAAAATGCAAGTAACCAAACGGTAAAATCCATTTGCCCAAATGGTAAAATGGAAATGCCCAAACAGGAAAATGGATATGCCCAAACGGTCAATACAATACCAATTACTAACTCAATTACTAACTCAAATACTAACACAATTAAAAAAGAAAGTAAAAAGAATTTTACTTTAGTTTTTCCTCCGGAATTTTCCCCTAATTTAATTCAGAAAATAAATGACTTTTTTGAATACAGGAAGGAGATTAAAAAACCATTCAAATCCGATAAAAGTATTAACATAAGAATTAAACAATTTTCAGATGAACTGGCTCAATTTGGCGAAGAGGTTGTAATTGCAAGTATTGATAACTCAATCGCGAACGGTTGGCAAGGAACATTCATAAATAAAGAATTATTAAACAAATTTTCAAATAACAAACAAATTTTAAAAGATGGCAACGGAAATTACGCAGATACACAAGCAGGTCGGGAACTCTTTATTACTGACATTAGAGAAGGCGTCAAAAGGAGACTCGAAGCACGCCGCAACGGTCAAACAGATAATTTTGGGTTTTGAAAATCCAATCCGGACAACAGATGAACAGTTTGTAGTCGATACCCTCACATTTGTTTTACCACTATGCGCAGAACTTTACTGCGGAGTTAAGAAAACAGAATTTAACTATGCGACACTTGAAGAATGTTCATTATTTATCTACGATCATTTTTATAATCTCGGCGTGAACGAAATTAAACAGGCCTTTGAACTATGCGCAGCAAACAAAATAGAAAACGTAAACATGACCGCATACTATGGTAAGTTTACGGTCGCAATTTTGGGCGATATCCTGACCGCTTACACAAAGTACAGGAATAATGAATATCTAAAAATAAAAGATTTGCATCAAAAAAACCTACGCGGCGAAACATTCGTCAACGAGGTAGACCATAAAAATTTTATCGCACGTCAGGAAGTAATCGCCGAATTTAAGGCCGAACTTGAAAAGAAAAAAAACGGTAAACCTCTTAAGTATAACAGTCACGAAGAAATCCGAATCCATTGGCCAAAAATTTTAATCGACAACGGCATTATACAACTTGATGAAGAAACAAAAAAAAGAATCTGGTCAGAGGCTCAGCACTTAGTTAAACGCGAACATCAGAAAAAGGCCGCAGACTTTACTAATATGATGGAGGCTAAACACAACCGCGCACTACTAAAAAGTTTTGAAGGAGCGGGTAATGAAACGTTTCAGGCCAAATGTGATGCCATGTATTCTAAATTATTTGTTTGGGAATTCTTAAAACCTTAAATCATGAAAATATTAAACCTTTACGCCTGTTTAGGCGGCAACCGATACAAATGGAACGAAGTCAAAAATGATATTCAAGTTACGGCAGTAGAATTAGACCCTGAACTTGCAAGGCTTTACAAAGAGCGTTTTCCAAATGATACGGTAATAATAGCTGATGCTCACGAATATTTACTTAAAAACTATATGAATTTTGATTTCATATGGACTTCACCGCCTTGCCCTTCACATTCAAGAGTAAGATTTAGCCAAAAAAATAGAAAAAATTGCGATGCAGTTTATCCAGATTTAAAACTTTACGAAGAAGTTGTTTTATTGAATAATTACTTTGATGGAAAATATGTCGTTGAAAATGTAATTCCATTTTACGAACCATTAATACCTGCAAAAAAACGAGGTAGGCATTTATATTGGACAAACTTTAATTTACCAAATAATATTGGTGAACGAAGCGAAGGAAATGGAATAATTAGCAAGGCAAAAAATGAAGTTGATGTATTATGTGAATTTCATGATTATGATTTTTATAAATATAAAGGAGAACAAAGGAGAGATAAGATTGCAAGAAACTTAGTAGATTATGAAGCAGGTAAAACAATCTTTGCAACAGCTTTAGGGATATTAGAAAACAAAAATCATAAACAATCAACACTTTTTTAAATCATGTTAAAATTTTTTAGACCTCGCAATAATTCAAAAGAACCTTTAATTGTAAAAGGTTGCGAATATTACAAATACCACACAGGCCTAAACGGTAATGTGGCCTATTATTCAAAAGCAAAATTTGGATATAGAGAAATTGTAATCGAAATAATAAAACTGCCAGATCTTAGATGGGTTTTTCATGTAGAATGCCATGATAAAATGGTACTCGATAGCCGTTTAGGAAATTGTTTCTATGATAGCGCAGAAAAGGCACACTCAGCAATGTTAAACGCTTTATCAGACAAATTCAATCCGCAAGTAATATGACACTAATCTATAAAATCGCGCTCGTTCTATTCCTACAACCGCAAAACCAAACGGAATACATAACAAAGTATTATCCGGTGGCCAAACTTTGCGAGGTTATCTATGGCGTGCCTACAAGCGTACAATTGGCGCAGGCGCTTGCAGAATCCGGCGGCGGTGTATCTTATATCGGTAAACATAGCAATAACCATTTCGGCATTAAATACTATCCAGAGGCTTTTCGCGGCGATTGTTTTACAGACCGATCCGGTGGGGAATGGCGCAAATATAACTCAGTTGCTGAAGGCTATTTTGACCATGCGGAATTTCTAACCTTCCACTATAAACACGCGACCGGAAAAGATTATAAATATTGGCAGATGCTCAGAGGATACGGCGCCGGTAATTACTGGCATCATATCGGCAAAATCATTGAACACTATAAACTCAATAAACTTGATCTACATAGGAATTGATCCAGCATTCAGGAAGAACGGTTTTTGTGCCTGTATTATAGAAAATCAAACCGTTGATTTTATTGTTTTTCGTGACTTTATGCACTTTTTAGATTGGATCTGGACTGCTCCGGTTGGTATTTATACGGTCGAAAACAGTTATCTTCAAGATCTAACTTTTGACATGAAAGGAAGCAAGCCGGAAATTGCCAAAAAAAGCCGGCATGTTGGAATGAATCAGGCAATATCGGAAGCTACATTCAGAATATTACAAAAAATGTTTGCAGATCACGTTTTTGAGGTAAGTCCGAAACTCAAAGGGCAAAAGTGGAACGATGCTCAGTTAAAATTATATTCAAAACACTTTAATCACACCGTTTTTTTGAACTATAAAGGCCTAATTTCAGAACAGGATAAGCGAGATGCGTACAAATTAGCCCTGTTTTCTATTGATTTTGAAAAAAAATTAAAAAAATAATAAAAAAAAATCAAAAAAACTTTGCAAATAATAAAAGTTGTTATAACTTTGTAACAACAAATAAGGAAAACAATTTATAACAAACAAATTTTTAAGATTATGACAACTGCAAATCAAATTTTCGCTCAATTAGGTGGTAACAAATTTTTAGCAATGACAGGCGCTCACACTTTAATTAGTCATGGTAACGCTTTATCAATGAAACTCAGAACAAACAAAAGCAAAGCAAATTATTTGATTATTACTCTTAATGGTTTAGACCTTTACAATGTAGAATTTTTAAAAGTTAATTACTCAAAAGATACAACTACTGAAGTTAAAATATTTGAGAATGTTTATAATGACCAACTGCAAAATATTTTTACTGAAATAACAGGAATGTACACTAAGTTATAAAATAAAAAGGTTGCCGGATCCTAAAAACCGGTATTTTTTAACTCTTAAATAATTGAACCATGATTGAAACAACAATAAGATTCCGTAACTACTCAATACAAGTAGTGGCAGAACATCACGAAGGTTATTCCGCAACACTCGAGGAACCTGGACTGGATGAACAATTTGATATAATATCTTTAGTAATCAAAGAAACGGAATATGAGCCAGAAGAACTCGCAGAACTTCTGGAAATGACCGAAAAAGAATTAGACGATTTTTTATTTTTAAGACTTAAACAACAAATTGAATATGACAAACACAACAATTTTTGAGATTGGTAACGAATACCAAAACATTATAAGCCTTATTGAGCAAAATAACGGCGAAATAAGCGATGATTTACATGAAGCCTATATCAATAGTCGCGACGAACTAAATAACAAGGCTAAGGCCTATATTTACGTTATCCGGAATAAAGAAAACCTCATCTCAAATATTGACGCAGAGATTGATAGGCTCAAAGAGATGAAAAAACGTACTGAAAACGAAATTCACCGGATTAAAAACTTCCTCAGTATGGCAGTCGATACTTTCGGGAACTTTGAAACAGGCCTACACAAAATAAGTAATCGAATATCGAAAAGCGTGGAGGTTACAGATTATAACCAACTGCCAAAAGAATATTTGAAAGAGAAAATCGAAATAAGCGCGGACAAAACCGCAATCAAAAAAGCGATCGAATCCGGTGTCAATATTTCAGGCGCTTTATTAGTAACAAAATCAAACCTACAAATTAAATGATTGACAACAAAAGCGCGGCCGATTTTTATCTACTCATTACCTGTCTAAATGCTGCCTGTTACGCCATTACTGAGATGGAGCCGGATAAGATGAAAGGCAACGACAAAGTTTCATTTAAAAACCTTAGATGTAACCTACTCAATTTTCTTAAAGGTCTGGAACGCCGGACAACAAAAGAAAAATTTGATGAACTAAAACAGTATAATTTCGATAACGTAGTTTTAATGACAGAACTAATGGCAACCATGAGTTTATTACCTCCGGGTCAAGTGGATTGGTTTTTAGGCGAGGTTAACAAACTAACTTTTGCCGCAGTAAATAGGGCGCTATCTGAAAAATAATTATATTTGTACTGTTTACAGGTTTAGTAATTGGCATTCAAAGAGGTTGGTAAAAAAGATACTGACCTCTTTTTTTTATACACAAAAAAAACCCTTCCTAATTACTCAGGAAAGGCTAACAAATTAAAATATATAACAACAAATTTTATGATACAACAAATGTAATCAATTTACTTGAAAATGTCAATTAACCTTATTATATTTGTTTAAAATAGTTACATGAAACAAACAACTTTAATGATAGTCGCGGCCGGATTGATACTTTTTACCTTTGCGATAATCTATATTGTCCGCTACCAGACATCAGCCGTTCATCAGATCTTCAAACACCATCGAGAACAACTCGAAAACGAAATTCAGGCCATTAAGTTGGAACGCGAACGACTGAGGAAATCAATTGATAGCCTCGAATACAGAATAAACCTCGAACAGGAAAACTTAATAATTGACATCGACAATTTCCTCAAAAATCATGGCAAAAGATAGTTTAATTTTCATGCTACTTTTGTTCTGTTTTCGAACAATGGCCCAGTCAGAATTACCGGAATGTTTGAATTTATTACAAAGGTCCCGGACAATAATATTGCAACAAGATACCTTGATTAAACTACTCAAAGACGATGCAAGGCTGATCACTTCCGAAAATATTGTACTTAGAAAACAGTTCGACAATTCAGAAATAACAATGCGCTACCTAAACATAGAACTCAAAAAAGAGAAAACACAAAAAAAGGTCTGGCAGATGATCGGAATCTCAGCATTGACCGGATTATTAACAACCTCAATAATTTTAATTACAAAACCATAAATATCATGTACAAATTTAAAGGCACAATCAAAGAGGTTAAGGACACTCAAATATTCGAAACAAAGTCTTTCAAAAAACGTGAATTTATCCTTACTGAATCAGAATCAAAATATCCGCAGACAATCAAATTTGAACTCTTTAAAGATAACTGTAACCTAATCGAGGGATACAAAACCGGAGAGGAAGTGGAAGTAAAATTTAATATCAAAGGGCGCGAATATAACGGCAACTATTATATCACTCTGGAGGCTTATTCAGTCATAGGCACTAAGATACAAGCCGCAAAATCTATGTTAGTAACAGAATCGCAACCAGAGGAAGGATTTCCATTTTAAACAGGGAAAAATCAGGGAATATGAAAGGCGTACCTCCAGAACATAGTAAATTTAAAAAAGGGCAGTCAGGCAACCCCAATGGCCGACCTAAAGACGAACTTCGGGAAATAAAAACCGTAATCGCTGACTTACTCAAACAACAAAAGAACAATCAGCAACTTGTTGACGGCTTAATGACAGTCGTAGTAAACAAGGCACTCAAAGGCGATCTAAAGGCCGTTGATATGCTTTTGTCGTACTGCTATGGTAAACCAACACAACGCACCGAAATAACAGGCGCAGATGGCGAAAAAATAGATTTTAAAGTGGAAGTATTGCAAGGCGAAAAAACACTACCATACAAACCGGAATGAAAACAAGCTGCCTTTATTTGTGGAATAAATACCCGGACAAATATTATCCAAAATTAGATAATAAAAAAAAGGTTACAATCGTAAATCAGGGCGGCACTTCCTCCGGTAAGACTTATTCTATATTACAGGTTTTGTTTACTATCGCAATCGAGAACCCTAAATTTGTTATTACTATTGTAGGTCAGGATATACCGAATCTAAAACGTGGTGCGATAAGAGACGCTCAAAATATTGTATCGGAAAATTTAAGCGTTTCAAGTCAGGTTTTAAAGTGGAATAATAGCGATAAGATTTATACGTTCCGCAACGGCTCAATTATCGAGTTTACAAGCTATGAAAGCAGTCAGGATGCAAAGAACGGTAAAAGACACGTTCTATTTGTGAACGAGGCAAACGGTATAGATTACAATGTTTTTTCTGAATTAGACTTGCGTACAAGTTATCGTACATTTATAGACTACAATCCAAACGCTGAATTTTGGGTACATGAAAAAGTGATACCACTTCCAAACGTGGCCTATTTTATCAGTAACTTTGAACACAATCCGTTTTTAAGTGAAAATATTATTCAAGGTATATTAAGACTCAAAAATATTGATTCGCAACTGTGGCGCGTGTACGGATTAGGACAGACCGGAAAAATACAAGGCTTAGTATTTAACTATCGAACAACGGACAGAATGCCGGAACAACTAAATAAACTTGCTTACGGTATGGACTTCGGGTTCACGAATGACCCAACAACACTCGTAAAATGTGGCCTATCTGACGGCGTTCTATATGGCGAAGAATTGATTTATCAAACAGGACTAACAAACCGCGATATAAACAAACTATTGATTGAGGCCGGCGTAACTAAACATGATTTAATCTTTGCTGATAGCGCAGACCCGAAAAGCATTCAGGAACTTAAACTTTACGGTTGGAATATTAAAGGCGCGGACAAAGGCGCGGACAGTATAAACTATTCAATCGATATTTTACGAAGCTACGGCGATATAAACCTCACGCGTAATTCTTACAATTGGATTAAAGAGGCAAATAGTTACAAATGGAAGGAGGAACGATCCGGGACCAAAATAAACAAGCCGATTGACGCGTTCAATCATTGTTGGGATGCGTGCCGGTATTACGCGCTCGGAATGTTAGCAGCAAATAAAGGAAAAGGCATTTTATCATTCACAACTAAATAATTATTAAAATGACAAACGAAGAGTTAAAAACACTAACTGAAATTATCGTACTCAGCGCGAAATATCCTTCCGACTTTGGACTGCGCGCACTATCTCAACAGGTTCAGAGATACCTACAAAATAATAAAGGTTCTGGAAATAGATTCCAACCTCAAAAAAATACTGGCGGCGGAATTTTAAAGCCGGAAGAAAAATCAATATCTGAAATCATCACCGAAAAGCGCGTGACATTGATGGAGGCAAAAGAGATACGCGAGGAACTACTCGCAAACGAACCAGAACAGGAAGCAAAACCAAAGCGTTTTAAAAAGTCTAACAAATACAAAGCGGACGAAGATGCTCAAAATTAGTACAGAATCAGGCATTGAAATAAACATACCAAGCGAGTTAAAAGAAATAACACTAAAGCGTTACATTGACTTCCTTCAGTTTGTCGAACCAACAAAGCCGGAATGCTTAAAAAAGATTGACAAGGCCGAAACGGAAGAGGAACGCGAAACCGCTATTTCAGAAATTGACGAACTGACTATTTCAAAACAGGTGCATCCGTATTTTATCCGGTGCATCTGTTACTGGTCGGGAAATAATGAAAGCGATTTGCAAGATTTGGAGGTTGGATCGTTAGTTTGGTTATTTCAATACATCACTAAGTTATTAAACAACCTTCCGGAGCCTGAATATAGCAACGTGATTGAGGTTAACGGCGAATTTTGGTATTTGCCGGAGCGTTACATGGAAAACAGTACGGTTATTGAATACGCAGAGTCAGCACAATTCCAACAAAACATGAAAGACCTTGCAGGCGGCGATTGGGTATCAATGGCTAAAATACTTTGCGTTCTATGTAGGAAAAAAGATGAAAAATATCATAGTTCATTATTGAAACGCGAAAAGATGTTTTTAGATTGGAACTTATATGATGTTTGGCGCGTGGGTTTTTTTTTGTTGAAACGCAACGAACTATTGCATCTAAGTTTTCAAGCCTATATAAACGCTCAAGCTTTATCGAAATTAAGGCGGGAATTGAGCAATTAACATCTAAATACGGTTGGTATCTTACTTTAAAACGTTTGGCCGAAAGTGGTATATTTAACAGGCCAGACATGACACCAATGGAATCAGCAGAGGCCGCGCCACTTTATGATGCTTTTGTTTATTTGTCCGCAGTTGAGGCCGAACATGAATATCAAAATAAATATAATGATGAACAAAGTAAAAAGAAAAAAAAATAATTACTTTTGTTTGATAATTAAAAAATATTTATATGAAATTAGTTCAAATATCGAACCTGTTTAACCAGATATGTCAGGGCATAAACGCGCAGACTGCCGGCCGAATAGGTTTTTATCATTATGGTTATTATTCAGACATAAACATCAATATCCAGAATAATTGGACAGGCACAAATACCGTCGGGGTTTTATATCCGTCGGTTTTGTTTTTATATCCAACTGCTCAGGTCGAAATAAAGGAAAAATCAGTCAAAGGTACTTTAAATTGCAGCCTTATCTTTTCAGATCTACAATATTACAACAACGACGCAACAACGAACCAACGTTCTATTATCGAGGTGCAAAGTGATTTGGAAGATTTGGCCGTTAACGTACTGAGCGAATTTAACCGCGTAGGCCGGACACCTAATTATCAATGCGGTATCAATGGCGCGATTGACATAGAATATTTAAGCGATGCACACAATAACAGTTTAGTGTTGTTAGAAACAAGATTCACTCTTTACTATATCTGGGATTGTCCGACCGATGTAGTTAATATTGCAGGGTTGCCAGCTCCGTTTGACGATATTCCACCACCTACAACTGACTACGAACTTCAATGATAGAAACATTCCAAAGTTTAGGCGATGAAGTCGGAAAAGTCATTGTAATGGCCGTTAAAAAGGCTTTTATCATGCAAGGCCATAAGATGACAGGCGCGTTAAATGATAGCATAGAATACAAAGTTAATGCGACTATGGATAGCGTTATGCTGGAATTTTTGATGCTCGATTACGGAATGATTCAAAACTTTGGAATAGCGCCTGAAAAGATTCCATTTAATCCGGGCAGCGGCGCAAAAAAATCAAATTATATCGATGGTTTGAAAAAGTTTGCTAAATTAAAGTTAGGAAAAAACGATAAGGAAGCCGAGCGCGTAGCTTTTGCCATTGCATACAAACAAAAAAAAGACGGAATGCCTACAAATGGCAGTAAACGAATGGGTAAAAAGACCGGAGCGGTACTGGATGCGCTCAAAGATTCTGAAGACGAAGTACAAAAACTAATAAATAAGGCTTTTGAAGAACTTTTAATAGGTAAATTTTACGATGTTATAACCGAAGTGAACAAAAAAGATTCTGATAATATTAAATTTTATATAAAATGACATTAGAACAGGCACAGGCAAGCGCAGCCGCGAACAACGAAATAATAGGGGAATATTTAGAAACAATTATTTATTACGTTTTTGAATATTGGAATTTAAAATTTGAGAAACAATGGAATATTGTTCTAATTCCGGCAGTTTATAAAAACAATTTTACTGCAGCGGACAATTCGCAGGCTTTAGCATTCGCGAGGGTATCGAGAAGGACAAATATTTTGCCTTATACAACGGCCGAAAGTTGGGTTGCAAATTTTAACGCTGAGGTAAACAATGATCCTGAATTGAAAAACTATTTAAATTCTTAATAATGGCAGTATTTTACACGCCTCCATACTTGCCTAATAGCATGTATCGGCCTAACTATTATGTGACATCTCAGCCGAGCGCGAATCCCCTTGTTTTGGCGAAGGCTTTTGTTTTTGTAGATGGTGTTTTCGTAACTGAATTATACAAACCGCCGGCATATACCGTAGGAGTAGCACCGATAAACTATTATTTCGAGTTCGATGTCGCAAAGGTATTGCAAACACTCAGCGCACCAAACCCAACAGATATATCGAGGCCGTTCCCAAAGTTTTTAAATGCGGCTTATGATGTTTTGTGTACGGATTGCCATACTGATACGGCGTTATTGGTTTATTATTCTTACCGAGATCCAATAACAAACGATTTGGTACCTCTTATGAGTGGTTCATCGCCGGTAGTCGATGTTATACCTATTGGTAATTATTCTGTAATAGGTTGCAGGCAAACATTAGATTTTGTCGGCATGGATAGTTACGCAATTGATTATCCGACCGTCGGAGGCGTTTATGACCGTTATTTCTTAACAAATTTACCCTATGTTTACCCAACTGCGGCGACTACAACAACAAACCCGATTCCTATTTGCCGTACGGATAACCTAAACATGACTTATATTCCTACATCAGGAACAAACGCGATAAGAGTGATTATTTATGATAATAATCAGGTAGTACAAGGAACTGCAGGGTTTATATCAGTTGTTCCAAATTTGACATTCACGCCGCGTAGTATTGGTGTAGGTATTCCACAATTGGCAGTAACTACATTTACGCCTCCTTCATTTCCGATAGGCCTTCCGGGCATTCCAAACGGTTGGTATTATAGTATTCAAGCCGGAAATTTTACCGCTCCTTCAACTTTCATTTTACAATCTGTTAAATATATGTTTCAGATTGTCGATTGTTGTGCAAATAAAATACGTTTACATTGGCTCAATAGGTTGGGAGGCGTAGATGCTTACACGTTCACAAACAAAAAGACTGTCTTTGAAGGTACAAAAAGCGATCAGGCACAAAAACCTCAATCGTTCAACTATTCCAACACTCCACCAACGACTACATACGACAAAGGGCGGTTCAAAATTCAGCAAATAGTAAATAAATCTTACGAAGTTGAAAGCACTTTTTACGATGCCTTTTGGGGGCAATGGATAGCAGAATTATTGAGCAGTCCAGAGGTCTACATGGAAACATCAACCGGATTAGTGGCCGTAGTGATTGAGGATTCGCAGATTAAAATCGAGGAAACGAACGAACTTGTTAACGTGACTTTGACTATTGTAGAGGCTAACGAAATAAGCGTACAACAAAACTAAGATGCAAAATATAAAAGTTCTAATTGACAATAAACAGGTAGATCTTCCGACAGATTCTTTTATCCTAAACATGACCTATTCATTAAAGGATAAAAACGGAATTGCTATCAATACCGGTTCGCGCTCAGAATATAGTTTTGAATTTCCGGCGACAAATAACAATAATTTGATATTTAGCAGGTTTTGGGATATAGCAGAAAATACGGCAAACAAACAAGTTTTTCTTGATGCCTATATCGAGGTTAATGGCATGGCGTTTTTTCAGGGCAAATGTCAACTTACCGGCGTAGACATCAGGCCAGATTTATATTATTGGCAAGGCAAAACTTATAAAGTAGCGTTTTACGGAAATAATGTCGATTGGACTGTTCAAGTAGGAAATAAATTTTTGTATGAGTACAATTATGGAACGCACGTTTATGATTCATCAAATATTATATCAGGCATTTATGTAAATAATTATTTCGGTAATAATTATAAATATATTTTAATTAAGTGGAAGGACTGGTTAGTCGCAAATGAAGTCAGCGTTTTTGAATTTACGCCTGCATTATTTATTAAAACAATTGTAGATAAAATTTTTGCAGATATAAATTACACAGTCGTAAGCAATTTTTTTAATTCGAATTGGTTTGCAAAGTTAGTGATGCCCGTTCCATTACAAGATAAAATATATGACCCTCAATATGGTTTAGATTATTTAAATGTTAATACATTTGATAATGGAAATGCAAACGTTGCAGGTTTTTATATTTTAGCAAATCAAGATTATACCCCACCGTTAGCAGTTCCTAACCCTTATGATAATTTAACAGGAATTTATACTGTACCAGTAACAGGTTATTATTTAATAGAGGGTATTGGTACGATATCAAACATAACTACAACAGCATCATTAGCTTTTGGGTTTAGCATTAACGGAAACCCGCCGTTAAATATATTTGGACAAAGCAATTTAACGCCTCCGCAACCTTTTACAGCAGATACGACAGTAACAGGAGAAGAAATAAATTTATTAACGGCAGGCGATACGATTCAATTTACTTTATTAAGTACTGTAACAGGCGGCGGTACATTTAATAGAGAAGTAAGAATGAATATAACAGGTGAGGCAATAGTTCAAAGTGGTTTAACAATAGATTTTCGTTATTTTATAAATAAAACGTGGAACTCTTTAGACTTTATAAAAGGTTTGGCTCACGCGTTTAATCTTACCTTCCAGACAGATGTAAACAATCAAACCGTAACAATTGAACCGGCAGATACTTATCTTTATCAAAGTAGTTTTCCGACCGTTACAAATTTACAAGGCGGTTTTTATACCACACAAACAATAGACAAAACTCAGAATGTAGACCTTGATAAAGAGGGCGAAATATTCAGCGTGTCCGAAATTCCTAACCAGTTTATTTTGTCATGGCAGTACGATTCAAACGACCCGACACTTGATGCAATTAACGCCGGCGCCGGATTGGACTTGATGCAAGCGCAATTTAATTTTCCATCTGACAGGTTTCAACGTGGGCAAGATGTTATTGAAAATCCTTTTTTTAGTGCGAGTTTATGTATTGCCGATCCAGATATTCAAACCCCTACATCTTTAGTTACTTTTATTTGTCCTATTATTTGGAGTCAAAACTTTTTAACAACACCAACAAGTACTGAGGCAAATTATGATATTTTGCCACGTATTTTTATTAGCGAAGTAGGAATAAATTATAATTGGGGCGAAATTTATGTTAATACAGGCATTGGAACTTTTGCATATTCCGCGCCTTTGTGTTACATGGTAGACTATAACACAAATAACGGTAATTTTATTTCACTTACTTTTGGGAATGAAACTGTAAACGGTTTTGTTATCAAAGGATTACTTGAAAGGTTTTATTTATACGAATTTATAAGGCAGCAATCCGGCAAACAAGTTGAATGTTATGTTTTTTGGGATATAGTAGAAATATTCAACTTAGATTTTAGAAAACTTGTAAAAATTCATGGCGATAATTTTATCTTGCAAGAGGTAAACAGTTTTAATGTCGCTTTGAACCGTTCAACAAAAACATATTTACTAAACAATTATTTAGGCGATGGAACTGAAGCAAGCCAGATAAGTTCATCTTTATTATTAAGTAGATTAAACGCGTAGAAAATGGCAAATAAGATAGTAGGATTCACAATTAACATAGATGGAATTGATAGCATAAATGACCTAAATAAAGCTATCAAACAAACGGAAGCGGAACTTAAAAACCTCGCGGCCGGAACTCAGGAATTTGCCGATAAGGCAGAGGAACTCGCACGACTAAAGGCCGAACAAAAGGCAATCAAAAAACAACAAGACGACCTCAATAAATCGTTCATAGAACAATCTAATGCAATCGGTTCTTACGATAAGCTATCCAACAAATTAAATAGGCTTAGAAAGGAATATAAAGACCTTGCAGTAAGTGAAAAAGCAAGCACAAAAGAAGCGCAGGATTTACTTGACGAAATTCAAAAACTCGATAAACAGTTAAAAGATGTTGACGCAAGCGCCGGACAATTTCAGCGCAATGTCGGTAATTATCCGAAAACATTCGCAAAAATAACCCGAAGTTTAGTCAGTACGATTCCGGGTTTTGAGGCGTTTGATTCTATGCTTAGAAATGGCGAAGGTAATTTAACAGGATTTGGAAAGGCTTTAATCGGTGGTTTTGTAGCGTTTCAAGCCGGTAAATTTATCGTTCAAGCAGTCGGGCAATTAAACGAATTAGTTAAAAAGATTGACGAAACAAAAAACGCGGTTGCTAACTTTTCCGGTGCCAGCGGTGATGAACTTAATAATTTAACGCGCGATGTTACGGCATTGGCTCAGACTTTTGGCGTTGATGCAAATGAGATTAACGAGGCGGCAAAAAGCATAGCAGATAAGACCGGCGTAAGTTTTGCCGATGCTTTAAAGCAAGTAGAAACAGGGTTGTTATCCGGTACAATGGCCAGCGATGAATTTCTTTCATCAGTTAGCGAAACGCCTGAAATTATGGCGCAGATTGGCGAGGCAACCGGCGAATATGCTGAAAGGCAAAAGGATTTATTAGGCGCAAATAAGGAACTCGCACAGGCGCAGATTGAAACGGCTGCAAAGTTTGCAGACTTTGGGAACCAGATGCAGACATTTGGAACGTATGTACAAACCTATTTACTCAAGGCCTTACTTTATCTATTCGATTTAATTAAACCTATTGCCGGTCTTTTCTTTGACATTGGAAAGGCAGTTTATGATTTTATACAAAATAGCGAACCTTTAAAAACGTTATTTACTGCGATTGGCGACTTCTTCCAAAACTTACCTTTTATATTTGCCGGAAACATTGAGGCCTTAAAACAGTTAGGTAAAAACTTTGTAAACTTTTTTAAGGTACTGGCGCTTGATGCTCAGATTTTTGGCGAAAACATAAAATCATTTTTTGGTGCTAATGTAGACGCAGCCATTGAGGAACTAAGAAAGAAACGCGCTGCTATTACAGACGAAAGCAGAACAGTTGGCGAGGCATGGCGCGAAGGGTACGAAAACGCGCGTAAGGAATCAGAAAAAAGTATTACAGACACAACACAGGCCGAAACGGCAAAGCGCACGCAGATAAACGCGGAGGCAATAAAGAAAGCAAAGGAACAGGCAGAACAGGCAAAGAAAGACCGCGAAAAGTTTTTAAATGACGAAGCGAAATTCAGGGAACAACAACTGGGCGTTATTGCAAACCTACAACAAAAAGCCGCAGACCTTACAATTCAGTTACTTAAAGACGAACAGGAAAAGCGCAAAGCGGAGGCAAAAAAAGCATTTGATGAATCTATCAGCGCGGCTAAAAAACAGACTCAGGAACTAAACAAACTAAACAAAGATAGGGAATCAGAAGCGGTCAAAACTTTTGGCGAGGCATCGCAGGAAGTCGCACAATTAAGAAAACAAAACAACGAGGCCGAACAACAGGCGCAAAGTGATTTTCAGGCGTTCACGTTATTGGAAGAACAAAAGTATCAGGAAGATTTAATTGCTATTCAGAAAGATGGATTTGAAAAAGCAAAGGAACAAAGGACAGAAGCATACAACAAAAGAATCGATGAAATTGCAACCGTTCAAGATCGCGAAATTAACGCTTTAGAACAGGCAAGGTTAAAAGGTATTGTCAGCGAGGAACAATACAACCGACAATTATTTGACATCAATAAAAAGCGAATTGACGCCGAAATTGAGGCTAACAAAAAGATGTTTGAAGAAAACGAAAAACTAAAGGCCGACGGCGTGATGATAGATGAGGAATTGAACGCCTCTTTATTAGACAAAAATCAAAAGTTATATACCGACCTTTTAAACCTTGAAAAGGATTACACAGATAAGTCCGGCGCATTGATTGAGGAACGTATCGCCAAAAGTGACGAAGAATTACAAGCGCGCCGCGATGCTATCCAAAAGAATATTGAGGATGCTGCAAATTATACAACTCAGGCGCTCGATTTAGTTAATCAATTCGCTCAGGCAGCGGATGAACAAAGGAACGCGAGATTTGCCGCACAGGAAGAACAGAACCAAAAGGCGATAGAGGATTTAAACGAAAGGTTACAAAATGCGACAGGTTTAGAACGTAGGTACCTACAACAACAACTGCAACGCGAAGAAAAAAACGCGGATCAGATAGCGAAGGCAAAAGAGGAAGCAGAACAGGAAGCGGCCAAACGTGAGAAAGCAATCGCGATAATTCAATCTATTATACAGGGCGCTTTAGCAGTAAGTAAGGCAATCGCAAGCGCACCGCCTCCCTTTAATATTCCGGCAATAGTGGCGGCAGGTATTCAGGCAGCAGCACAAACGGCATTGATCGCCGCGCAACCTCTGGCGACCGGTGGCGTAGTTGGTAAACTTAATGGTGAAATCGTACAATTTGCCAGCGGTGGCGTAGTTAAAAGTAAAGGTAATATAAAACCATTATCCAACGGAGATAATGTCTTAGCAACGCTAAAAACAGGCGAAGTCGTACTAAATAAACAACAACAAAATAGAATAGGATATTCTACTTTAAAAAGCGCAAAAATACCCGGATTCGCAGCCGGTGGCGTGGTTGGTGCGCCAACTTCCTTGATAGCTGAGTCAAACATGGTAGCAGCCGAACAAAAGAATCAGGCAAGTATGTTTGAAAATACTATACAGGCTATCAATGGCCGTATGGATAGGTTGCAGGTCGTTTATACTGCATCAACTGATTACGATGTCGAACTTTCACGCGCGGATAAGAAAACAATAAAGGCAAATGCAAGTTTTTAACCTATAAACAAAATTAAAATATTATGTACGTCAGAGAAATACCGATTGAATCCAGGTCTATTGTAAAAAAGATCATGGAAAAACAACAAACCAACTTAATTTTGTCCGGCAATGACAAAGAAACATTGTTTAACCTTTATTATCGGTATATTGTTAAACTTAGGAACGGCGAAACATTCCAATCAAGAATGAAACAGGATTTTAACTGTTCAGCGTGTATCGGAAAAGTAATCTATTATTTTAAAAATGAGGTTTTGAAATGGTAGAAAACATACTGACTTCAAAAACGCGAAAAGCAAACGTTAAATTTTGCGAGGTTTTGGAGGCTCAGATAATTGAAAGTCTACAATCTGAGAAAAAAGACCAGAATCTTTTTAATATATTGGCTTTTTTAGTCAAACATAACGTGATCAGACAGTCAATTGTCAATCGTTACCTTGTTATTATGCTTTATCCCGAATATATCGAGCGATTCGACACGCGCCACGAGGCAGTAAAGGAACTTTCAAAGGTCGTACCGTTGGAAATTAACGCCATTTATCACATTTTGAGCAATCATTATTGCTATTTTCACCCGAACAAAATGAAAATTTGAAATTTTTTTAAAAAAAAGTGCAAAAATGTTTTTTTATTCAAATTGTTGTTATATCTTTGTAACAACAAATAAGGGAAATAAAATTATAACACACAAAAAAATTATGACCATGTACACAAGAACAATTTTCACAGAAATGAAGGCTCAGATTGAAACTATTCAATCAATGTTTAACAACATTGCTTCTGATATTACATCAGAAAACCTTTCAAAAGGTTGCGAAGGCGTTCAATGGCCTCAATACCGTTCTATTTATTCAGTTTTACCTACTGAATCAATTTCTAAACTTGAAAGATTAGGTTCTGCAATAGGCTTATCTGCTCATGATATGATTCATTTTATTAAAATATATGATTTTAAATATTACCTTTCTTTAGTGTAGTATTTTTACATAGGTTTGCGGTCAACCTTAAACCGCTATTTTTTCACAACAAAATTTTATGACAATGAGAACTTTAATTTTTGTTTTTGCAATGCTTTTTTCAGTTTTGGCATTTAGTCAGGAGACTTCAAAAACTGGTCTTTACTATTGTGTTCAGGTAGTTTCGACTGAAAACCCAGAACTATTAAAACCGGATTATTTTGTAATGATGTATGATAAACCTATGGTTGAGGAGGCAGTCGTTAAAGGAAAAAAATATTATCGGATTATTTTTATCTATGAATCAGTTGACGATCAGGATTCCGCCCTTCACAATTGGCAGTTTCAATGGGGCAAAGCGTTCAGAGTGACTCGCACGAAGGAACAGATTGAAAAAATGTACTTATTATTTAAAGACGAAAAAATTTAACTATGACTTTATTACTTATAATAGCTTTTATTTGTATCTTGATTGGACTTATAATGGCTACAACAGAACAACCGAAATGATTAGATTTTTTTTAATATTGATAATCGTTTTAATAACCGCCAGCGTTTTTGTTTCTTTGCATAAGTACAAAAGGAAATATAAACGCCGAAGATAGTTTTCATTTTTTTGTTTTTCAAGTGTTGACCTCTTACCACTCCGGTAAGGGGTTTTTTTATTTCGTTATTTTTTGGAATTATACAAATTTAGTTTTGTATAAATTTTGCATTTTATGGCTAAGAAATTAAATCAAATAGAATTTAATATACTGGGGACAATCGATAGTTTTCTGGAATCAAATAAAGGGGTTTTAAAATCGACTTTAGATTCCGCTGAGGGCAAACCGGTAGTTTTTAACATAGCATCAGAAGGCGGCGACTTTTTCGAAGGTCTGGCAATGGCCGAACTTATCGCTCAGTATTCAGGCGAAACAACTGCAAAAGGTGTCGGATTAGTTGCAAGCGCGGCCACGATTATAATGATGGCCTGTGACGAAAAGGTAATGACACAGAATAGTTATTTTATGATTCACTCAGCGTGGACAATGGTTGAAGGCAACGCGGATAAGATGCAAAAGTCTTTAAACCTTTTGAATAGTATTGACGATCAGATGGCCAAAATCTATACGGCTCAGATACAAAGTAAAGACAAACTAATAAAGGGCAGTTATGACAAAACCTTTGAAACAGTTAAACAAATGATGAAGGCCGAAACATGGTTGACTGCAAGCGAGGCGATGGAATTGGGTTTTATCGATAGCGTGATTGAAGAAAGCGAGGTTGACGGTTATCAGAATTACGAGGCGGTAATGAATAAGGTTAGGGCACAAAGCAAATTTAAAAATATTCCTAAATTAAAAATTGAAAAAAGTATGAATGACAAAAAAACATTCTTACAACAACTCGCATCGTTTTTCGGTATGAAAGCCGAATATGTTGAGGAAATTGTAGAGGATAAAGAAATGCCAGCGTCAGAGATGGAAATCGAAATAGAAAAATCTTTTGAAGATTACACGCCGGAGGAAAAAATCGACTGGTACAAAAAAAGAATTGCAGAACTCGAATCCGGTATGTCCGAAATGGAATCTAAAATGAAAGAGATGAAATCCGCGATGGAGATGGGCGAAAAGAAAATGGAGGAGGCCGCTGCGGTTGCATTGGCTAAACAACAAAATTATAAAGTTGCTGCTCAGACAAATAATGTTAGTAGTAACAAATATACAAAAGACCAAATTAAGGCGTCTTCTGATTTAGTAAAACAATTATTTAAAAAATAAAAATCAAAATCATGGCTTTTAATAAAGAAAACTTTTATCAAGAGGGAAACTCACAAGAGTATTTTTTCAGCCGCACAAACCCATTGGCCAACGCTGGCAATGTTGAAATTCTTAGAATTAAAGATTGTTGCTGCTCAGGTGTATCAATTGAATTAGTTGCAGAGGGTACTGTCGGCGGCGGTGGTGCTTTAACTGTTACCTTTGACAGTCCTACAGATGCTATCGATTCACGTTATATCAAAGTTGTTGTAACGGACGGACAGGGCAACTTTGCAACCTCAGTAGGAACAGGAACTGTTTCATCTTTGGTGGTTGATACAACTACTTTAAACCAAAATCAACATTGGACAGTAAACATCGTTATCGAGGTAGTAGACAATCCCGGTATTGAATGCCCTTGTATGAAAGAGTATGATTTTACATTTGTTCCTTCTGTTGGTTTTGATATTGATACTACTACATTAGGCGCTCAGGCTTTAAGAATATTGAAATCTGACAACAGTACAGTAGTTGCCGATGGTGGCAATTATGCGCTTGGTACATTTGCCGCAGGTGGTACAACTCAGCCCTTTACGGTTTATGTTAGAAATGTAGGCAGTCAAGTTTTGACGGTTTCTTCGGTTTCTTTTTTAGCAGATGTTTCTGCGTTTACTTTAGCACCTTTTGCGGATGTTATTTACCCTAATCAATCAATAGCTTATAGTGGAACAGTTGACACTTCAGGCGCGGCTGGCGCATACGGTGGGGACATTACAATAAACAGCAATGACCCTTTAAATGCTGCATATACTATAAACATTTTATTTACTTTAGTTTAATTCATTCTTTAATTTTAAAAAAATAATATAAATGGCTACATACGAAAACGGTCAGTTTAATATAAATTTGATTGGCGAACAGGCTCAGGAACTTTTACTAAAACCGATATTTTTTGATGCTGAGGTGTCTGATATTTTCGACACTATGGTAACAATTAACAAAAAGCAGAATATCGGATATGTTGGTTTATTGGAAAACCCTTTGCAGTTGGGTGACGGCTGCGGATGGACTCCAAAAGGTAACTTTAGCATTTTTGAAAGATGTATAGAAACTGAATTTGTTAAGGCAAACGTTGAACTTTGTTTCGATGAATTTAAAGATACAATCTACAAGCAGTTACTTAAAAAAGGAACTCAGATAGACAATCTTGAGGGAACAATCTTTATGGATTTGTTGATGTTAAGATTACAACAGTCAGTAAGAAAACAGGCTTTGTTATTGGCTTTCTTTGG